AGCTACACTAAAGGACCCACGGAGATGCTGCAATTCTTTGAGGCAAGCTATACGCAGGCTATTCAAGGGCTTGGTATTGAGCAACAGGGTCGTCGCAGAAGAGATGAGTACAGAGATGGTATTATTAGGGTACCCCTTAAATCGGAGTCTCCTGGTCCATAATAGGCAGAGTAGACAAGGGGTGTTACCTACACCTAAAACAAGGTCAACTTAGAGTAGGCCACGTTAATTTAAAGAGGAAACACAAATGGCTATTTCACAGGCTATGACAACATCATTCAAAGTTGAAATCCTTGGTGGAGACTTTGATTTCAGCAGCGGTACAACACAGGTCTTTAAGATCGCACTGTTTACTTCAGCTGCTACGCTAGGTGCAACTACCACTGCGTATGCTACAACTAATGAGGTTGTGGGTACTAACTACGTGGCAGGTGGTAACACCCTGACTATTTCTGCAAACCCCGCGTCTACGGGCACTACGGCGTTCTTGGACTTTGCCGACACTACGTGGGCTACAGCTACTATTACTGCTCGTGGCGCTTTGATCTACTTATCGAACGGTGGCACTAACCCTGCTGTTGCAGTTCTGGATTTCGGCTCTGACAAGACATCTACTGCGGGTGACTTTACGATTGTTTTCCCTGCGGCTGATTCGAGCAACGCGATCCTACGCATCGCTTAAAATAGGGTTCCGTCATGGTAACGCTAGTAAACAGAGCAAAAATGTCTACCCCCACTACGGGTACAGGCACGCTGACGTTAGGTTCAGCCGAAACTGGTTTTCAGTCTTTTGCTGCTGCCGGTGTAGCGGATACTAATGTCGTAAGATATGTTTTAGAAGAAAGCTCTGCTTGGGAAATTGGTACAGGTACTTATACTGCTTCGGGTACTACGTTAACGCGGACACTTATCCAAAGCTCCACAGGCTCCCTCTTAAACCTTACGGGTCAAGGCGTAGTATTTCTTACAGCAGGGGCTTCTGACCTACAGAATGCGGCAGATATGAACCAGAGTGTCGCTACTACGGACAGTCCTACGTTTGTAGGGGTTACGGGTACAATCAACACAGCAGCACAACCCAACATCACTAGTGTTGGTCCTCTTGCAGGATTACTAGAAATTCTGGGTGGAGCTACTCCAAGTGCTGAAGGTGGAGAACTTCAATTAGATTTAGCGGACGATTATGATGGCACGTATAAACACTATAGATTTGATGTATTTCAAGATGATTTAAGAATTGGCAGACAAGGTCTTACAGACTTTCAAATATACGCGGATGGCACAGCTACATTTTTTGGTACTTTAGCGGCGACTTTATCTACAGCAGCACAACCCAACATCACTAGTGTTGGTACGCTCAACAGCCCAACTATGATAACTCCGGTGCTTGGGACACCTAGCTCTGGAACTCTGTCTGGTTGCACAGTTGACGGAACTAACGATGTTGGATTCAGAAACATCCCGCAAAACTCGAAAAGCGCAGCTTACACACTTGTTCTAGCAGACGCTGGCAAGCACATATTTCATCCCGTGGCGGATAACACAGCTCGGACTTTTACGATCCCAGCTAACGCTAGTGTGGCTTACCCAGTGGGTACAGCAATTACGTTTATCAATATGGCGGTAGCGAATGTTACGATTGCGATCACAACGGACACGCTAACGCTGTCAAGCGCGGGCACAGCAGGCTCTAGAACCTTGGCACAATATGGTTCAGCAACGTGCGTTAAGATTACATCTACGCAGTGGCTAATTAGCGGAAGTGGCCTGACGTGAGCGGGGCATTACAAGCTGTTTTCCAGAACCAACGTAGTTTTGGTACTGCGCCCGGACAGCAAGAGTATACAACTGCGGGGACTTACTCGTGGGTTGCTCCTGCTGGCGTAACGTCAGTATCAGCAGTTTGCATCGCTGGCGGGGCAGGTGGCGTGGGATACCCATCAGGCACTTATGCTATGAGTGGAGGCACTGGCGGCGGTCTGGGCTGGAAGAACAGTATAACAGTTGTCCCAGCAAGTTCTTATACTGTTGTTGTTGGCGCTGGCGGGGTTGGGGTGGCTTATTCTGCAACGGGCGGTACAGGTGGGGACAGTTACTTTGTGTCCGCTGGAACAGTCGCTGGGAACGGGGGGCTAGGCGGTAAATACGCCACTTCCCGCGCTAGTGGCGGTACGTATGTAGGGGATGGCGGTGGAAACGGCGGTGGTACGGAAAAGACTAGTAACAGCGGATACGGCCCATGCGGAGGCGGCGGGGCAGGCGGCTATTCTGGCAACGGTGGAAAAGGGGTAGATAATGGAGGTAGCTCTAACACAGCAGATGGTTCGGGAGGAGGCGCTGCTGGTGGGGGCAACAACAACAACGATGACCGAGGCTATGGCGGCGGAGGTACTGGAATATTAGGGGAAGGAAGTTCTGGTAATGGCAATAAATCCACTGGAGGGGAAGCAGGTTCAGGTGGCAGCAATGGCAATACTGGTGGAGAAGCTGGCGCATACGGTGGTGGCGGTGGCGGTAGTACTTTATCTGACGCAAAGGATGGCGCTGTCGGCGCAGTAAGAATAATCTGGGGCGCTGGGCGGGCCTTCCCTAGCACTAACACGGGTAATGTTTAATGAACTTATATATTCGCTTGCAAAACGGGGAGCCTTTTGAGCATCCTATTTTGGAAGATAATTTCGTCCTCGCCTTCCCTGATGTAGATACAAATAACCTGCCGCCTGAGTTTGCTAGATTCGTTCGCGTTTCACCCCCTAAATTGGGTGTTTATGAAAAAAACCAAACAGTCTCCTATGAATTAGTTGATGGCGTTTATACGGACGTATTTAGCTGCGAGCAAATGACGGAAGAAGAAAAGATCGCAAAGCAAAACGAGATTAACGCAACCTTGCCAGAAGGACAGTAGGGGTAGACTATGCTAGGTTTCAACCCGCTATCTACAGTCCCACTAGGTGATGACGGAGAGACTCCGAGCTATAGTGTTTCTGTTTCCGTTTTCTTTGGAGGTTGGGGCCGAGGTGGTTGGGGCGAGCTAGGGTTTGGAGAAGGCAGTTTAGGGGTCCAAGCCACAGGTGCAGTCGGTACAGTAAGCGTAGGTATTGGGACCAATGTAGATGTAACGGGGGTAGAAGCCACTGTTACACTAGGCAATATTGCAGTTAACGCCGATGGAGCAATAAACGCTCTCGGCAATGCAGCCACAGGCGAAGTTGGTACGCTAAGTGTCGAAACAGAAGCCATTGTTGCAGTTACAGGCGTAGAAGCCACAACTGCTCTAGGAAACGCCAACGTCCAACAAGGTGTAGGTGTTAACCTTGTTGGCGTACAAGCCACAGGCGCAGCGGGTAACGTAGGGGTCACAGCAGACGCAATAGTCACTGGAACGGGACTGCAAGCCACTGCTACACTGGGCAACATAACAGTACTGCTCCAACAGAATGTCAACGTAACAGGCGTTCAGGGCACTACAGCGCTCGGTGAGACAACTGAGACAGCCGGAGCGAAAGTATACGCCATTGGCGTACAAGCCACAGGCCAAGTCGGAACAGTACTAGTCTGGAGTCAAATAGTTCCGGGTGGCAACCCAAATTGGGTAGACATTGCCCCCATTACTCAAACACCAAATTGGACGGATATAGCGGCATGATAAAAATTAATGAAGCAAAAACTTTGGGTAGCGCAATAGACCCAAAACATGAAATTGAAGTGTTATGTGGCAACTGCGGATATGATGTGGACGAGGCTGAATTAAACGCTGACACTTGTTCGGATTGTGGGGAAGCACTAAACTTACGTCAGAACACAAAGATTTACGCGACAAGCCTTCCCGCCGCTGGCGGCAGCACACTAGCGTAGGTACTGGAGAAACTAGATGGCTACTTATGTAAATAACTTACGGCTCAAAGAAATTACCACAGGTGACGAAGACGGTACTTGGGGCACCAGTACTAACACTAACCTTGAGCTAGTCACTGACGGTTTTAGCTACGGTACAAAGGCGATGGCCGCTGATGCCAATGAAACCTTCACCATGCCTGACGCTACGACAGACGCGACTCGTGGGTTTTACTTAAAGATCACCTCGGGTGTGTCTCTAACAGCTACACGCGAAGTAACGCTCGGACCAGACACGGTGTCTAAGGTGTGGCTAATCGAGAACGCCACTTCAGGCAGCCAGATCATCACGATCAAGCAGGGTTCAGGCGCTACGGTTGACGTGGCTAGTGGCTCTAAGGTCATGCTTATCACAGACGGCTTAGGTGCAGGTGCGGCGGTTATTAACGCTAACTCAACCGAGGCTGGGCCAATCCTTAAAGGCGTAAGTTATACCGCCGCAGTAGGCGAGTTTGTTACCGCTACAGCCGGAAGTATTACCATCACTCTACCTGCCTCACCAATCGCAGGAGACACGGTAACTGTTAAGGACGGCACAGGTGCAGCAGCTACCACTACTTTTACCGTAGCCCGGAACGGCTCAAACATCGCAAGCTCTGCAACTGACTTGGTTTTCGATAAGAACTTTGCCGAGATAACCATGACCTACATTGATGGCACGATTGGCTGGAGTGTATAAATGTCTAATTTGTCGGAATTGCTGCCGACAGGCAGTGGACAGAACTCTGTAGACTTCGTGGCTAGTGGAACTCTAAGTTCTGGGCAGACTGTTGCTTTAAAGGCTGATGGGACTGTTAGTGCTGTTACGGAGGATACAGTAGGCACTTCTGTAATCTTTGGTGAAGCCAGTACCGTCATATCAGCAACCTTCGACCCAACTAACGATAAGGTGGTTATTGCTTATAACGATGTTGGCAACTCAAACTACGGCACAGCAATTGTAGGAACAGTGAGTGGAACGTCCATCAGCTTCGGTACTGCCGTTGTCTTTGAAAGTGCAAACATTTCCACCTCACCAGCCTCAGCAATTTACGACTCAAACGCTAATAGAATAGTTATTGCTTATCGGGATGTTGCTAACTCAAGATTTGGAACAGCCATAGTCGGGACGGTGAGTGGGACAACTATTAGCTTCGGCACTGCCGTTGTCTTTGAAAGTGCAGACACCTATTCCCCATCAGCAACCTTCGACTCAACCAACAATAAAGTGGTTATTGCTTATGTCGATATTGGTAACTCAAACAACGGCACAGCCATTGTAGGAACAGTGAGTGGAACGGCTATTAGCTTCGGTACTGCCGTTGTTTTTGAAAGTGTAGGTATAAGTCATCCATCCGCAACCTACGACTCAAATTCAAACAAAATAGTAATTGCCTACAATTCAGGCTACGGCACAGCAATTGTAGGAACTGTGAGTGGAACAGCTATTAGCTTCGGCACTGCTGTAGTTTTTGAAAGTGCAAGCAGTTACTACATATCCTCAACCTACGACTCAACTAATAATAAAGTAATTATTGCTTACGCGGATGTTGGCAACTCATACTACGGAACAGCTATTGTAGGAACTGTAAGTGGAACGTCCATCAGCTTTGGCACTCTCGTTGTTTTTAATAGTGCATCCACCCAAATTGGCTTATCAGCAACTTATGACTCAAACGCTAATAAAACAGTTATCGCTTATCGGAATGTTGGTAACTCAGGCTACGGCACAGCAATTGTAGGAACAGTGAGTGGAACAGCTATCAGCTTTAACACACCCACAATCTTTGAAAGTGAATCCAGCACCTACATATCCTCAACCTACGACTCAACCAACAATAAGGTAGTTATTGCGTATAGCAATTATGACGGGGGCTACGAAGGTAAAGGGGTTGTTTTTACTGTTGGCTCTCCTACCAACACAGACTTCATAGGCATAACAGCCGAGGCTATCTCTGACACAGCCACAGGCCCAGTAAACGTCTACGGCGGCATTAACACCGTTCAGACAGGGCTAACCATAGCCTCTGATTACTACGTTCAGGCAGATGGGTCACTAACCACAGCCAGTGCATCTCCTGCGGTCAAAGTAGGCCAAGCGATCTCCGCAACCACAATTAACATGAAGGATTTGACATGAGTAATCTTTCAGATTTACTACCTGCTGGCGCGGGTGGCAAGCAAGTCGATTTCGTGGCTAGTGGCACGTTGGGGTCTGGGGTTACTGTTGCTTTAAGGGCTGACGGGACGGTTGAGGCTGTTGGGGTGACTCCAGAGGGGGCAGGTACTGCCGTTGTCTTTGAAAGTGCAAGCAGTTCCTACATATCCGCAACTTACGACTCAACTAATAATAAAGTAGTTATCGCTTATATTGATGCTGGCAACTCAAGCTACGGAACGGCTATTGTAGGAACAGTGAGTGGAACGTCCATCAGCTTCGGCACTGCCGTTGTTTTTGAAAGCGCAAGCAGTAATTACATATCCGCAACCTACGACTCAACTAACGGTAAAATAGTCATTGCTTATAAGGATCAGGGTAACTCAAGCTTTGGAACAGCCATAGTCGGGACGGTGAGTGGAACGAGTATCAGTTTCGGTACTGCTGTAGTTTTTCAAAGTGGAAACAGTAACTACAACTCAGCGACCTACGACTCAACTAATAATAAAGTAGTTATCGCTAGCGCGAACTGGGATAACTCAAGATTTGGAACAGCCATAGTCGGGACGGTGAGTGGAACGGCCATCAGCTTCGGTACTGCCGTTGTTTTTGAAAGCGCACAGAGTGACTACATATCCGCAACCTACGACTCAACTAACGGTAAAGTAGTTATTGCTTATCGCGATGCTGGCAACTCAAGCTACGGAACGGCTATTGTAGGAACAGTGAGTGGAACGGCTATTAGCTTTGGTACGCCCGTTGTCTTTGAAAGTGCAAGCAGTTCCTACATATCCGCAACTTACGACTCAACTAATAATAAAGTAGTTATCGCTTATAGTGATGCTGGCAACTCAAGCTACGGAACGGCTATTGTAGGAACAGTGAGTGGAACGTCCATCAGCTTCGGTACTGCCGTTGTTTTTGAAAGCGCACAGAGTGCCTACATATCCGCAACCTACGACTCAACTAACGGTAAAGTAGTTATTGCTTATCGCGATGCTGGCAACTCAAGCTACGGAACGGCTATTGTAGGAACAGTGAGTGGAACGTCCATCAGCTTCGGTACTGCCGTTGTCTTTGAAAGTGCAAGCAGTTCCTACATATCCGCAACCTACGACTCAACTAACGGTAAAATAGTCATTGCTTATAAGGATCAGGGTAACTCAAGCTTTGGAACAGCAGTTGTTTATTCTCTGGCATCATCAAACAACACCTCCTTCATAGGCATAACAGACGCAGCTATATCAAGCGCGGCCAGCGGCTCGGTAACAATCAAGGGTGGCATCTCTACCAACGTCACAGGACTCACAGCTAACTCTACATACTACGTCCAATCAGACGGCACACTGTCCACCGCATCCTCTAGCGTACTAGCAGGCAAAGCCTTGTCCTCGACCAGCATTAACTTGGATTACACAACATGAGCAATTTGAGTGAGTTAATACCTGCTGGAGCAGGGGCCAAGAGTGCAAATTTCGTAGCGTCTGGCACGTTGGGTAGTGGGGTTACTGTTGCTTTAAAGGCTGACGGGACTGTTGAGGCGATTACTGAGACTCCAGAGGGGGTTGGCACACCCGTTGTCTTTGAAAGTGCAAGCACTGCCGACTTATCCGCAACCTACGACTCGGCTAACAATAAAATAGTTATTGCTTATCGGGATGTTGGTAATTCTAGCTACGGCACAGCAGTTGTAGGAACAGTGAGTGGAACGTCCATCAGCTTTGGCACACCCGTTGTCTTTGAAAGTGCAGCCAGTGATCTCATGTCAGCAACCTTCGACTCAACTAACGGTAAAGTAGTTATTGCTTATTACGATGGTGGCAATTCAGACTACGGAACAGCTATTGTAGGAACTGTAAGTGGAACGTCCATCAGCTTCGGCACTGCTGTTGTCTTTGAAAGTGCAGCAACCTTTGTTAATTACATATCAGCAACTTACGACTCAACTAATAATAAAATAGTTATTGCTTATGGGGATGCTGGTAACTCAAACTACGGCACAGCTATCGTAGGAACAGTGAGTGGAACAGCTATCAGCTTCGGCACTGCTGTAGTTTTTGAAAGTGCAGCCAGTGATTACATGTCAGCAACCTTCGACTCAACCAACAATAAAGTAGTTATCGCTTATCAGGATGCTGGTAATTCTAGCTACGGCACAGCCATTGTAGGAACTGTGAGTGGGACGTCCATCAGCTTCGGCACTGCCGTTGTTTTTGAAAGCGCAAGCAGTAATCGCAACTCGGCAACCTACGACTCAACTAGCGGTAAAGTAGTTATTGCTTATCGGGATCAGGCTAATTCAGGCTACGGCACAGCTATTGTAGGAACTGTGGGTGGGACGTCCATCAGCTTCGGCACTGCCGTTGTTTTTGAAAGCGCAAGCAGTGTCTACATATCCTCAACCTACGACTCGGCTAACAATAAAATAGTTATTGCTTATGCTATATCAAGCTACGGAACGGCTATTGTAGGAACAGTGAGTGGAACGTCCATCAGCTTTGGCACACCCACAGTCTTTGAAAGTGCAACCAGTAATTACATATCAGCAACTTACGACTCAACTAATAATAAAATAGTTATTGCTTATGAGGATGATGGCAACTCCAGTTACGGCACTTCGGTTGTATTTACAGTAGGCTCATCAAACTCCTCCTCCTTCATAGGCATAACAGACGCAGCCATCTCCAGTGCAGCCACAGGTACAGTTATCGTGCAGGGTGGTGTGAGTACTAGCGTGACAGGCTTAACGGCTAACACTGACTACTACGTCCAAGGTGACGGAACTATCTCCGCTACCGTATCAACCGTCCCTGCGGGCAGGGCATTATCAACAACCTCAATCCTATTGGAAGGATAATTATGAAAACTATTATTGACGATCTAAATTGCTCTAAGTACCTCGTTGCAGATGACTACTCCGTTGTAGTTAGTGCAGAACACATCGAGATGGGCGACCCTGCTAATCTTGACTTTATCATCGCAGACTTGAACAGCTCTAACTCTACTGTAATCGAGGGTGTTACTACTCCTGACGATTGGTACGGCTGTAAGTACAACTGCGCGGCTGACGGCACTTGGACAGCGGTAGTAGACTGGATTGATCCGCGCCTTGAAGAAGCAGTATAAGTAACGGAGCAGTCCTGTGACAAAAGAAGAGATGGCTAATTTGATAGAGCAGTCTGCCGAGCTTGGTGCTAAAAAAGCCTTGCGCGATATTGGACTTAGCGATGATAAAGATTTGCTGACTGATGTCTCCGAGCTTAGATCGTTGTTAGATTCGTGGCGCACTGCAAAACGAACGGCTGGTAAAACAGTCATTCAAGCGTTGACTACGATCTTTTTAGCAACACTTATGGCTGGAGCATATTTCAATTTCACGGATAAACAGTGAGCCACTTCGAGACAGCCTTGGTAGCGGAGGCCGTTGACGGAGGCTGGATGCTGCACGAAGAACTTGTTTACCACAGTGATATTCTTGGACGTATTGTTACTGTGCCTGCTGGATACACGACGGACCTAGCAAGTGTGCCAAGGTTATTACGGTGGATAGTCCCTGTAGCTAACGCTAAGAACAGAAAGGCGGCGGTGATACACGACTATCTTTGCACACATGGGGATGGTGTCGTTAAGAACCAAAAACAATCAGATAGGGTATTCCGCGAGGCGTTGGGCGTACTAGGTCTAGGCAGGTTTAAGTCAGGCGCTCTGTACTACCCAGTACGCATATTTCAGTCAATCAAAGGATGGTTCTTATGAAAGCATTGAGTATTTTTCCCTTGTTTTTATTCATGACTAGCTGCACGCAGTTAAATAGTCTCGAAATTACCCCTGAAGACAATGCTATGGCGTGTCTAAAAGGTAGCACTAATGCTGCTGGCGCTTTCCTTGGCGCGAATGTGTCGGGCATTACCGTAGAGTTACCGGCCTCTGTGGATACTTCTGGCTGGACAGCGGAAGACTGGAAGACTCTAGCCGAGCTTTGCGACTAGGATGCAGAATCTAATTGAGATGCTTAAACGGCATGAGGGTGAGGTTGTCACTAATGGCCGTCATCTTATCTACAAGTGTCCTGCGGGCCACTGGACTATAGGTATTGGCAGGAATGTCGATATTAACGGTGGGTTGGGCCTCTCTGAGGAAGAAGTAAATTTCCTTTTAGAAGGCGATATAGCGCGAATAATCAAGGAACTAAGCTCTGAGTACCGCTGGTTTGCCGACCTTGATGATGTGCGAAAAGATGCTATGATTGACATCAGCTTTAACCTCGGTGCTACTAAGCTACGCAAATTCGTATTAGCACTAGATGCGATGGAACGAGCAGACTACAAATCTGCCTCGGAAGAATTCTTAGACTCAAACTGGAGCCGCACCGTTAAAGGGCGCTCCGTTGAACTCGCATCTATGATCGCCACAGGCGAGTACCCAGAATAAGGTTGAATAATGCCGTTACAGAAGCTACAGCTAAAGCCGGGAGTTAACCGCGAAAACACGCGCTATACCTCTGAAGGTGGTTGGTACGAGGCGGATAAAATACGCTTTAGGCAAGGTACGCCAGAAAAGATAGGTGGATGGCAACGTATTTCTGCGGACACGTTTCTGGGTGTGTGCCGTTCCCTTTGGAACTGGGTAACGCTAGGCGGCCAAAACCTCATTGGTGTGGGCACTAATCTCAAGTTCTATATAGAACGGGGCGGTGCGTACAATGACATTACCCCTATTCGCGCAACTGCAACGCTAACTAACCCCTTTACTACTACTAACGGCCTAGCCCTAGTGACCGTAGATGACGTAGCACATGGGTGTATTACTGGCGATTTCGTTACCTTTAGCGGCGCTACTACAGTTGGCAGCTTAGACTTAAACAACGAATACCAAGTCACCAAAGTTACCGCAGATCAGTACACCATAACGGCTTCCTCTAACGCTAATGCCACAGCTACTGGCGGCGGCACTGTTACTGCGGCTTACCAACTCACCACAGGCTCTAACATAGGCGTACCTTTTACTGGCTGGAGCGCAGGTGCTTGGGGGCTTGGTACATGGGGAAACAGTGGAGTTACGACTGCTCCTATTCGATTGTGGAGTCAGTCTAACTTTGGCGAAGACCTAGTGTTTGCGTACCGTGGCGGCCCTATCTGCTATTGGGATGCAAGCACCGGGGTAGGTACTCGGGGTCTGGTCGTTAATGCAACGAATTTCCCCCTACAATCCGACTGCCCTACTGTTGTTAATAGCGTAACTGTGTCGGACATATACCGTTTTGTAGTAGCTTTTGGTGCTAACGACCTAGGCACTGCGGTTCAAGACCCGATGCTCATCCGCTGGTCTGACCAAGAAGACTTCCAAAATTGGACTCCCGCTGCGGTTAACCAAGCTGGTAGTTTACGCTTGTCATCAGGTAGTGAGATCGTAGCCTCTATCCAAGCACGCCAAGAAATTTTAGTTTGTACTGATACTGCTTTCTATTCCATGCAATATCTCGGCGCTCCTGAAGTATGGGGCGCTCAGTTAATGGGGGATAATATTTCTATAGCTAGCCAGAACTCTATGGCGTATGCAGGTGCTGTAGCGTATTGGATGGGGCGTGATAAGTTCTATATGTACGACGGTACGGTACGTCCGCTGCCTTGTAATGTGCGTAAATACGTATTCACAGATATTAACACAACTCAGTACGATCAAGTTTGTACGGGCACTAATGAGGGTTATCACGAAGTATGGTGGTTCTACTGCTCTGCGGGTTCTATCACTGTGGACCGTTACGTCATTTACAACTACTTGGATAATGTCTGGTACTACGGCAACATGGCGCGTACTGCTTGGCTGGATTCTTCCTTACGTGGTGAACCTATTGCAGCGACTTACAGCAACAACCTCGTTAACCATGAAGTAGGTAACGACGATAACGAGACTGCGGTTACAACTGCTATTCATGCCTTTGCTACTACG